GTTGTAACCGTCGTTGCTGTAAGGCGTCGAGTATGCGAAGGTGCCGTCCTGCTGCTCGGTCGATGCCGCTGCCATGGTGAAGGCCGTGCTCGCCGCAGTGAACGTAGCCGCGTCCAGCCTCCAGAACATCGTGCCAGACGGATAGGCTCCGCTGGCGTTGGGAACCTGATTCGCCCCATAGACCCGAACCGCCGGCGATGTGCTGATGGTCGTGACTGCGTCATCGTACTTGATCATGAATCGGATCTTGGTTCCCATGTTGATGATCAAGGGATGAACGTCGGCCGAGCTGTAGGAACCTGGGTTCGTGAGAACACCGGCCGCGATGGCCGTATTGCTCATGTTGTCGTGAACCTGGACCCACTCGCCACTGAGCTGGGTGGCGTACGTCAAGCCGCTGCCGGTTCCGTTGAACGTCGCCGCCGATGTAACTGGTGCCGCCATGGTGGTCTCCTTGAAACCCAGCCGCCAGCTGTCGCCGGCGGCCGAGGGTGAGGGGTGCTTGAGGATTAGACGCTGACGGTGGCGCGGTCGAGAGCACCAGCCGCCACGGCGCGGGCGATCTCGGTCGCACCGTTGATGCCGTAGCCAGGGCCCTCGCCGATCCACAGCACGGCCGACAAGGTGGCCGACGCGCTGTAGTCCAGCTCGAGGCGCAGGTAGCGCTTCAGCGTGCCGCCCGTGCGGACGTTGAAGGTGCGGATCGTGTTGGCGTTGGTGGCCGCGACGAGAGACGCGGTGGTGACGCCGCCGGTCACGTCAGACCAGCTGCTGTTGTCATCGCTGTGCTGCAGCTTGGGCTGCGCGCCCAGGTCGCCGCCGACCGCGCCGAAGATCAGGATGGCCGTCCACGACGTGACGCCGCCGCGGCCCGCGACCAGCGTGCTCTGCTGGTCGAGAGCCGTCGTGCCGAAGGCAGCCGTATCGGAACGAGACTGGGGGGAGTAGCCGAGGAAAAACACGGCGTTCTGGAGGGAGGATTCGCTCATGGGAGTCTTCTTTCTCGGGCTCTAAGCCCGTGGTGAGTTGTCATCAGGCGCCGATCATGCACGCGATGGGGCCGACCGTCGAGCCGCGGCCGTCGCCGTGGATGTTGACGTTGAACCGAGAGGTGCCGCGCACCGCGAGGGCGTCGGTGTTGAAATAGAACTGGTCCGAGGTCTGGATCTCGAGCTGGCGGCGGTCGCCCAGCATGGTGCCGCCGATGAAGTCGCCGAAGTAGCAGCTGCGGACGCTGCCGCCCGTGGCGGTCGGCATCACCTGGGAGAAGAAGACGGGGTAGCCCAAGAAGGTGGCGTCACCGCCAAGGCCGCCCATGCTGAGATCCTTGAACTGGTTGGCGGTCTTGTCCACGCGGAGCATGACCTGCGCGAAGAACTGCCGGCTGCAGACGAACGCCAGCCGGGCCGGGTTGATGTTCTCCACCGCGCCCATGGCGTCGGTGAAGCTGGCCACCGTCATCGAGCCCCACGCCAGGGCCGCCGCGGTGCGGTAGGCCGCCGAGGGAAGGGCCAGAGTGAGGCCGATCTGGTTGGCGTAGGTCGCCGTGCCGTTGCCCAGGAAGTAGGCCTGATCCTCGGCGATGGCCTGAGCCTCGGCGATGCTGCGGGCGAGATCATCGGCGATGTTCACCGCCGAGTCGGCCAGGAGCTCACGCGAGACCTGGTACAGCACGCCGTACTTCTTGGCCGTCAGGGTGACGTTGCCGTAGTTGTTGTCGGTCGCGCTGATCGGGCCCACCTCGGCCACCGGGCTCATCGAGGCGATGGCCGTCTTCCGGGGAACCGTCATCACGTCACGGCTCATCGTCACGACGTTGGCCAGCTTGCGGGCCACGCCGTACTGCTCGGTCAGCCAGACGAGGTTGGGCAGGAACTCGATGGGGACGAGCGCGCCACCGAGTTGGTTGTTGAAGACCACCTGCGCCTTGCGGGTGATCTCCATATCGGCCTTCTTCTGGCCGTAGTCGGTGTGGCCAATGGTGCTGAGGCGAGCCCAGGCGCCGAAGGCCTCGGCCTGGTCGGCGTCGTTGAATGCCGCCTTGCCGGCCCGGATCTTGGCCTGGTAGGCCTTGCGGCTCGGGCTGCCGATGCTGAACCGCTGGGGCACGCCGGCGTCGGCGGCCTCATCGGCGATGGCGGCGTGAGGGCTGGCCGTGCCGCGGATGGCGTCGGCCTCGCCGGCGATGCGCAGAACGCTCTTGGCGTTCCACACCTGGTCCACGTCGATGGCGTTGCCGGCGTCGTCCTGCAGGTCGATGCCCTGGGCGGCGAGCTTCGCCACATGGGCCTTGCAGCTGTCAAGGGTCGCTTCGCCCTGGAGGCCGTTGGCCGTCAGGGTGTCGATAAGGGTCTTGCGAGTGAGGGGCATGGATGCTTCCTGCGGCTGGTGCCGCATTGGTTGGGTGCATCTCTGGCCGGGCTCACTCGGTGGACCTGCTGCCGCACACGCGGGGCTTGGTCCTGCCGCTGGCTGCGGGGCAGGCTGTATTCACTTGAAGCCGGCGGCAGGCCGTACTACCTGCCGCAGGCGAGAAGAGGAGGTGACGAGCTCAGTATACCCGCCGCTCACCGCACCACGATCACGCGCCTCGGCTGGATGCCGAAGTCGCCCACCACTCTGTCGCTGATGCGGGCGTCCATGAGGGCCTTGCGGGCCTTCTCGGCGTTCTCGGCGGCCGCCTCGATGTTGCTGCCCACCATGCGGCAGGTCACGTTCATAGGCAAGGCGGTGTAGCTCACCTCGAGCACCTTGGCCTTGCGCACCACGCTCTCGACGCCGGGGTACGCCTCTCGCTCCTCGGGCGTCGGCGGTCCCCACTCCATGGCCTCGAAGCCCACGCTCATGGCCAGGGTGCCGGCACGCGCGAGGGCGATGCAGGCCCGCACGTACTGGTTGGCCATGTCATCATGGAAGGCACCCTTGCAGAGCCAGCCCTGAGGCGTCAGGCTCATGTCGCGGCACACCGCCACGGCGCTCATCACGTCGTAGTTGTGGTCCACGAACAGGTTGCGGTTCTTCATCAGGTAGCTGGCCACGTCGAGGCCGGTGGGCAGCACCACCTCGCGCTCGAGGTCCACGGCCGAGGTGTTGGCCAGGCACCACACCTCGAGGGGCTTGGCCGCGGCCTGCTTGACGCCGGTCTTGGGCCCGGTGGTCCAGTACCCGCTCGTCACGCCGATGGTGGCGTTGGCCTTGGTCATGCCGCGGGCGATGGCCGAACGCTTGATGGTCTCGATGATGGTCTGGGGGGTCTTCATTCGTCGTAGTCCAGTCCTGGCACCAGGTCGCACCTGCAGTTGGGATGTGCCGGCGGTGCCTGCCAGCTGCCGGCGTCCACGGTGAAATACTCGTCAATGGGAATGTCGTTGGGGTACTTGGTCGTGATCTGGTCGCAGATCGGGCAAGGTCCGCCGCTGTTGATCCAGCCCTTCTTCTGCACGCCCTCTTGGATCCACGCCTGCCGCTGGCCCTCGCAGTAAGCCCTGAGGGTCTCGGTCCTGGCGATCCTCACCGCCTGGTACTCGGTGAGCTCGGGTGCCACCTTGCGGATGGCGTCTCGCATGTTGCCGACGCTGGTGCCGGCGGCCAGCTCTCGCTCGATGGCGGCCTGCAGGCTGGGCTTGAGGGTGTCGGGCACGCTGGTGGCCAGGGCCAGCCCTTGGTTGCGGATGAACGCCATGGCCGGCTCGTTGGCCACGTCGAAGGAGCCGTCAGTCTTGCCGAGCTGCTCGAGGCCGCTCATGGCGCCGCTGGCCAATGACGCCTGGATGAATCGCTCGGAGATGGCCGTAAGGTCCGCCATGGCCTCGTTGCTCGGGGCGGCCACCATGCCGAAGTCATCGACCATCGCCGGCACGGCCGCGATGTACCATGCACTGAGCTCTCGGACGAACTGGCGATAGGCGCCGGCCGCCACTCGAGGGGTGCCGGCCTCCTCGTCCCACACCGTCAGGGCCGCCTTGCGCCTCAGTTGAGCCGGCAGGCCAGCATGTGGTACGTGAGAACCACAGGAGCATGCGTCAGCAGCATTCGCATCCGCGGCGTGAGCTGCGGATTTGCTTCCTGCGCCAGGCTCTCCGCCAGCAGCTCCCTGCACATCTCCGCCAGCTTCCTTTGGTCGGCATGCTTCCGTACCTGGCGGCGTGCAGGCCTCGGCCTTGCCGGCCTCACCCACTGTCTCCGCCAGGGCCTTCTCCTCGGCTGCCTCCACTTCATTGATGATCTCCTCGGCCCAGGTGCGGCCCGCATCGCCACCCCACAACGCCCAGGCGATCCGGCCGGCGGACGGATAGCCCTCCTCACCCTCGCTCCACCCTTGGCCCTGCTTGTCCACTTCGTGCCGCGCGAAGTAGGACGCCATCCGATACACCGTGTCCAGACTCAGGTTCCGCCGGTTCACGATGTCCCGCGCCCGCGCCACGCCCACGGCCGTGCCGCCGCGGCCGTACTCGGCACGCCAGTCGAGACCACGCTGAGCCTCCTCGGCCATGGCCGCGGTCGGCTCATAGCTTGGCGCCTTGGCCGCCACTACGGCCTTGGCGTCCATCGTCAGCTCCTCGGGCTCCACGTCCACGCTGCCGGCTTCCGGCTCCTCGAGGTCAACAGAGGCGTCCATGGTCGGCGCCTCGGGCTCGGCCTCGGTCTCGGGCGACACGTCCACCGACGCCTCGCCTACGTCCTCGCTGGGCATGTCCTCGGCCTTGGCCGGGGCAGGCAGGCCGCCGAAGATGCCGCCGCCCATCGGTGCCGGCGCCTCGGTCTGCCGGTACCGCAGCACGTTGGCCGCATCGGGCAGCGCCTCGAGGTCCATCACCTTGCGGTACTCGTTGGGCGTCACCAGGCCCTGCGCCTCGGCGGCCCGCAGCTCGGCCGCCAGCTGGATCTGATCTTCCTGCACGGGGTTGTCGAAGGCGAACCACATCTCTCCGGGCTCGACGCCGAACTGAGGAAGCAGGAGCTCGGTGAACTCCGCGGCCAGCACGGCCAAGCGAGGCGCGATGGTGAATCGCATGTATTGGGCGTTGGCCACCGTGGCACTGGCGAGGTTCGCCGAGTTGAGCCGGTAGATCGGCTCGGGGATGCCGGCGGCGTCGTAGATCCGCTTCTCGGTGGTGGTGATGCCCTCCACGTACTGCATCTCATGCGGCTTGGTCCCGTACTCCTGCAGCTCGGTGTCGCGGAGCAGCAGCACGCTGCCGGCCTTGCCCACGCCTCGGGTCTGCTGGTTCAGGTGTGCCGAGATTTGCTTCATCTGGGCGTCGGTGGTGGTCGGGCTGGCCTTGAAGACCATGCCCGGCATGCCGCCGTTGAGCCACCGCTGCACCTCGGCCTTGAGGGCCGCGGCTTCCATGTCGCTCTCGGCCACCACGCTCAGCAGCCAGCTCATGCCGCCGGCGGGGTGCACGGGGCTGCCGTTCTGCCGCAGGTAGATCACATCCTCGGCGGCGATCCGCATGGGGTCGCTGCTGTTGCGGCCGTAGTAGTACCCGCGGATCAGGTTCTTGTCATCGAGGATCGGCCAGGCGTACTCGCTCGGCAGGATGTACGCGCTCACCGGGCCTTGGCTGCTGCGTTCGCCGACGTACAGGTACGCGCGGCCGCAGATCTCCTTGAACCACGCCACCATCCAGAGCCATAGAGGCCCGGTGTAGAGGGGGTCC